TTCCAGGCGTACTTCCTTGAGCGGTTCACTAAAGGCAATGTGCCGGAGGCGTTCGCGTCGGCGCCGGAAAGCTGGAGCCCGGACCAGATTGAGCAGTTCCAGAGCCTGTGGGACAGCGTCATGTTCGGTGACCAGTCACAGAAGCATCAGATCAAGTGGATGCCCGGCGGCAGCTCGATCGCCTGGAGCAACGAGAAAGAGTTCACGGACGCTTTCTCCCTGTTCCTCATGCGTAAAACCGCCGCGGCCTACCATGTGGTGCCCGCCGACCTCGGGTTCACCGAGACCGTCAACCGCTCCAGCGGTGAGTCGCAGGCGGATGTGCAGCACCGTGTCGGTGACCTGCCCCTCATGGAACACGTTGAGGGGATCCTGTCCCAGTTCCTGTTCGACGACATGGGCCTGCCGCTGCGGCTGGAGTTTGACCGCGGTGAAGAGCAGGACGACCAGCTCGACGTCGCCCACTCCGACGACGTGTACATCAAGAACGGCGTTGTGGGTGCCAGCGAGATCCGGGAGATGCGGTTCGGTTTGACCGAACCGGAAGGCCAGCAGGTCCCCAGGTTCGTGTACACGACCCGCGCCGGGCCGATCCCGCTGAGCTCGCTGCTGGATGTGGCTGGGCCGACGGACCCGGAGACAGCCGCACCGATGCCCGGGGTGCCGTTGCCGCACAAGGAGTTTGAGCTGGTTGAGGGTGTGGTGCCGGTTCCGGCCCCGAAAGCCCCGGCCCTGGCGGAGCGCCTGTATGGGCCGCCCGCGGTTCCGGGTGCACCACCACCGGGATCGGTGCAGCCACCATCGCAGCCGCTGCCGGTCGCCAAGGCGGAAACGGCGGGGATCACCACCGGGACCGGCATCACCTCCTACGACCTCGACGACGACGATGAGGATGAGGAGCGGGAGGAACTGGCCAAGGCTGAGATAGCCGCGTTCCGCCGGTTCGAGAAAGGCCGGCGTAAGGCCGGGCAGTGGCGGGACTTCACGTTCACCACGGTTGAGCCTGAGGTTGCGCGTCACCTGAACCAGCGAGGCCGCGCCCAGGTCGTCAAGGCGGGTGGTTCAGGCCGAGGCCCAAAAGACCCGGCTGAGGTCCGTAAGGCCACCCTGCGCATCGGCCACCTGACCGGCATCTGGGCGACCATCTACCGGCGCCGCGAACGGCTCCTGAACAAGCACATCAAGCTGGTCGCCGCCGCGTGGGATGCGTGCTTGACCGGGCTGCATCCCCGGGATGTGGTGCGGGACTTCCGCGAGGACGCCGGACTGGTCGCCAAGGCCGCGAACCCGGACCAGGACTGGTGGAAAGGCGCCGCTACCGCCGCCGCGGTGGCATGGCTGGACGGCGTGTACAACAGCGGCGGCTACCCGGCGCTGGTCACCGCGATCGAGGACGCGATCCGTGAGGGCATGGCCGAAGGTCAGGCGGACGCGCTCGCCCTCGCCGCCGACAAGCAAGGCGCCACCGGCTTCCAGATCGGCCGGGCGTTCACCGCGGCGAATGAGCAGATGGCGGGTGATAGCGGGGTCGCGGAGCGGGCGCAGGACACGGCCGGGAAAGTGGTCGGCGGCGCCGGGAACGATGTGGGCCGCGCGCTCACTGACGGCGCCAAGTCCGGTGCTGGCGTTGAGGACATGACCTCAGATGTGCGTGACGCAGTGGACGGGGATCAGTCCCGGTCGGTGTCCGCGAACACCGACGGGGCACTGTCCGCCGCGATCCTCGCCGGTGCGGTCGCCTTGTACCTGCAGGCCGCCGCAGCGCAGGCCACAGGCGGGGGATCAGGCCAGGGCGCTGACGCCGCCGCAGCCAGCGCCCAGCCGCCCAGTGTGCTACTGGACTGGATCACCGCCGGTGATGACAGGGTCTGCGACACCTGCTCCGGCTATGAGGACAGCAGCCCGTACACCCCTGAGGACGTGCCCGACTACCCGCACATGGGCTGCCGGTGCAGCATCGACGCGGCCGATGATGCGTCGGCCGGGTTCACTGTTATCCCCGGTGCTGCGGCGACGTAGCCGATCAGATCGAGGAGATCGCCATGTTCACCCACGATGAGGCTCAGACGCTGATCGGTGCGACCGCCCGCGATCGGGACGGCCAGAAGGTCGGCCACGTCACCGCGGTCTACGAGGATCGGGTGACCGGTGCGCCGGAGTGGCTGACGGTCACCACCGGCCTGTTCGGCTCCAAGGAAACCTTTGTCCCGATCGCCCTGGCCCGCATCCGCGGTCACGGCGGTGAGGTGGAGTTGGCGGCCACCAAGGACACGATCACCTCCGCGCCGCGGATCAGCCCTGATGGGCACCTGTCCCCGCACAAGGAGGAGCAGGTCTTCCTGCACTATGGGCTGAGTTACACCAGTCCCCCGTTCCCCACCGAGCCTGTGCCGCCGCTGCCGGTGGCCGCCCCTGATGCGATGACCCGCTCTGAGGAGCGGATGCATGTGGGTACGGAGAGCACGGAAACGAGCCGGGTGCGGTTGCGGAAGGTCATCGTGACGGAGAACGTCACCCGGACGATCCCGGTCAGCCATGAAGAGGTGCGGGTGGAACGGGAGCCGATCACCACCGCGAACGTCGACGAGGCCATGGCGGGGGAGCCGCTGTCCACCGCTGAGCATGAGATCACCCTGCACGCGGAACGTCCGGTGGTGACCAAGGAGACGGTGCCGGTTGAGCGGGTCCGGCTGTCTAAGGACACGGTCGCCGGGGAGACGACCGTCACCGGCGAGGTGCGGCACGAGCAGATCGACACCGAGCGGGACTAGTCCCCGGGTTCCTCGTCGTCCGGGTCCGCGAGCAGTTCGGACCGGATGGCCGCCATCAGCCAGTCCGGCAGTAAGAGCACATCATCCGCCGCCGCCTGGTCCATCTGTGTTTCGTCGGTCATCCCGTCATCGTGACAGGTGAGGCGGTGACGCGCTGTGCCTGACGAGCCACAAAGGTATGTCTTGTCAATTGCCTATAAGGCCGGGCCGGATCCGCGCATCACCAGGGGTGCGGACGGCGGGCGCGACTACGTGTCCGAGGCGGAGCTGGAGCGCGCCGCGTTCGGCTATCTCGCCAAGGGCAACCCGCAGGTGGGCGTCGGCCATCTGGATGGCACGACCGGGGCGGCGACCGTGGTCGAGTCGTACATCTGGAGAGGCGACCCGTGGGATCTCGGTGACGGCATCGTGGTCACCAAAGGCGATTGGCTCATCGGCATGATTCTGGACGAGCGGAGCTGGTCTCTGGCCCAGCAGGGCAGGCTGACGGGGCTATCACCGCAGGGCCAGGCGCGCAGGCGGCGCAGGGACGGGAGTGAGGCCTGATGGCGACCCCGCTCGACGACGATGAACTGACCGAATTGTACGATGCTGACATACCTAGGGTGGATCTTGTTGGAAAAGGTGCGAATGGCATCCCCCGGTTCCTGATCATGAAGGGCGCCGAGGATGGCCCAAGCCTGTTCGACGCGGATTACGTCCGCGACCTCGTGGCCAAGGCCGAACCCGCCCCAGTGCCCACGCCTGATGGCCCGGTGACGGTGACCGCTTCCCCGGCGTCGATGGCCGCGTTCATCCACAAGGCCTCCGAGCGCGCCGAGGCGACGTTCACGGGCGCGGAGATCCTGCAGCAGACAGCGGCCATCCAGAAGGCGAAGAACGACACCGCCGACCGCAAGAAGAAGGCCGGGACCGGGGCCGCGATGAGCAATGGGTCATACCCCATCGCCAACGAGGCGGACCTGACCAAGGCCATCCGCGCGGTCGGCCGTGGCGGCTCCAGCCATGGGGCCATACGAAAGCACATCATCTCGCGGGCAAAGTCTCTCGGCGCCTCGTCGAAGATCCCGGACAACTGGAACTCAGACGGCAGCCTCAAGGGAGACAGCGTGTCCAAGACCGCAGGTGACGTGGCCCCAGTGGTCAAGGACATCGGCCCCGACCTCGACGGCGACCCGGACGCCAGCGACGGGATGGACCTCACCACCCCCCTCGCCGAACCCGACGACGATGCCCCCGGTGACGCCACCGACCCCGGCTCACCTGCGTGGGAGGCGATCGACGCCGCCACCGCCCAGAAATGGACGAGCATCGCGGTGCGGCTGAAGAACGCGCTCGCTGTGATGGCTGAGCGGGAAATGGTTGAGGCCGCCACCGCCGACCCCGACGACGCCGGCAACGCGTTCGACCTCGAAGACGCCATGTGCGCGATCGACTTCGCCATCGACACCCTCGCCTCGTTCGCGGTCGGGGAGCAGGCCGAATCCACCCTCGGCGCTGAGGACATGGATGCGATCGGCAAGGCGATGACCGCGTTCGACCCGGACCAGGCGGACCTGCTTGAGGGCCTGTCGGCTATCGCGAAGTCGGGGCGGGTGCTGTCGTCGGCGAATGAGGCGCGTATCCGTGACGCCGCCGCCAGCCTGCAGAACGTGCTCGCGTCACTGCCGTCCGCACCGCAAGCAACCGATAGCGGCCTGCTGGTCGCGAAGGAAAAGGAGACGGCCATGGCCGCTACCGACACCGAGGCCGCTCCCGAGACGGTGGAGAAGGCAGAAGCGCCCGCCGCACCCGAAGTGGTGACCGAGGTCGCCAAGACGGACGCCGCGCCCGCACCTGAGGCTGCCCGTGAGGTCGCCAAGTCCGCGCTCCGCTCCGCCGTGTACGTCTACGCCGCGGACGGTACCCAGGCCGGCCTCGTCGACCCGGGTCAGATCGTCCAGCAGGTCGCCAAAGCGGACGCGCCCCCGGATGGGAAGCCGTCGATGCAGGCCGTGTTCGACCAGGACGGCAACCTCGTCGGCATCGTCGACCCGTCCGCGATCACCCCGGTCAGCGGTGCGGGCAGCAAAGCCGACCCGGAGCCCGACCCCACCCCGCCGGTGGATGACACGGACCCGCAGTCCCCCGCCGATGCTGGCACACCCGCTGACGCCCCCGTCGCCAAGGCAGCGGATGAGGCCAGCGAGACCGCACCGGGCGACACCCCAGACTTCGTTACAGCGGTTACCAAGAGTGTCTCCGAAGCGATGCAGGCCGCATTCGCTGCCCAGAGCGCCAGCCACGAGGAGACCGTCGCCAAGCAGGCGACGGTGATCGGTGAGCTGACGGGGCAGATCGACGTGCTGAAGGGCCGTGTCGAGGAGATCGCTAGCGAGCCCGCCATGCCGAAGGTGTTCACCAACGGGCAGACCCCGCCGCCCGGCACGTTGCGCGGCCAGGACCAGGGCAGCGCCCCGGTCGACGTCGCGAAGGCGCAGGAGCTGAAGGGCACGCTATATCACGGCACCGCCCAGGAGCAGAACAAGGCGTTCAACGAGATGCAGGCGATGGCGATCGACCGGCTCGCGGACATCCGCCGCCGGTAGCCCCTAGCACGCACCCCTGACATTCTTTCCCCGCCCCCGTGAGCGCTCAGCGCCCGGGGGCTTTCGCTTTGGAGGTACCTGTGAGCGCACCGCTCGCACAGGTCACCGAGGAGACCCTGGCGAACATCGCCAAAGCCCAGACCACGGGCATCCTCGAATCAACCGGCATCTACTCCTATGACCTGTCCGGCCTTGTCACCCTGATCCCGGTGGTCACCCCGTTCCGTGACATCGTGGCCCGCACCGCATCCCCTGACGGGAATCCCTATGCGGTCTGGCGCGCGATCATGAACCTGACCAACTCGCAGCCGGACCTGTCCATGGGCTTCGACTACGCGGCCAATGAGGCTGTGTTCCTGGAGCAGGATTTCCAGGCCCGGTACAAGCCGACGGGTCTCGCTGGTTTGGTGACGCAAGACAGTTTTGACCTGGCCAAGGGTTACGGAGACCCTTTCGCTATTGCAACTTTCAACATCCTCAACCAGGTGCTGATCGGCGATGACCGGAAGCTTCTTGGCGGGCAGTCGTTCGCGCTGAAGACCGCGACCGCGCCGACGCTGACCCAGGTCACCACGGGCGGTTCGATCGCCGCGTCGACCACCGTGTACGTGGGTGTCGCGGGCAGGACGGGCAGCGGCTATTACTACGGCTCCGGGAACTCCAGGGGCGCGTCCGCGTCCGGTGCGTCCGGTTCCGGCACCGCGACCAACTCGATCACCGCGACCACCACCGCACTCCGCGGCGCCGTCGCCTACGACTGGTTCCAGTCCAGCAACGGCACCACCTGGTACTACTACACGACCACCACCACCAACACGGTCACCATGACGTCGGTGATCACCTCGAACAACGCGCTGCCGTCCTCGACACTGGCCCCGGACCTGTCCACCACCTGGCAGGGCGCCCAGAACTCGATCCCCACCTACCTGTCCACCGCCGACAACGGGTCGGCCAACGCCAACGACTACGACGGGTTCATGGCCAGCCTGTCCGGCGACTACAACGGCACCGGCCAGTGGGGCACACCCGGATCCGGCACCGCCAACCCGTCCGTGTTCACGTCCCTCAACGGCGCCGCGCTCACCCTCACCGGCGGCACGATCACCGAGATCGAGCAGTACCTGTTCCAGCCGCTGTGGACGCAGATCAAGGCCAGCCCGACCGCGCTCATGGTGAACGCCGCACAGGCGCAGGAAGTCGCGAACCTGATCCTGGGCAGCACCAGCGCCACGACCTACCTGAACACGGACTCGGCGGGCCGTGTCAATGTCACCGCAGGCGGCCGGGTCGGGCAGGTCATCAACGCCCCCGCCGGCGGCGTTGAGGTGCCCATCGAGGTTCACACGTCGCTGCCGCCCGGCACGATCATCGCCAGGACCGACCGGGTGCCGTTCCCCCAGGCGAACATCTCCTCGGTGCTGGAGTACCGCAGCCTGAGGGACACCGCGCAGTTCGACTACGGGATCAGCCGCATCGCGAACACGAGCGGCGGCGGGCCGCGAAAAGAATTCGAAATCCGATCAGTTGGGGCATTTGTGGACCGTGCACCTGTGGCGATGGGCGTGCTCTCCTGTGTGAGCTAGTCCTGACCTGCGGAAACATGACAGCGGGCGGCGGGATTACCCCTATTCCCGCCGCCCGCCACCAAGCAAGGAGCAGCACCATGCGCCTCATCTCCCGTACGGGAGCGACCGCTGTCGACGACAACGGCAAGCACTACACCGCCGCCGATGACCTCGGCAGCTTCGATTTCCCTGAGGATGTCGGCGCCCGCCTGCACA